CACGATCACCGTAGAGGTGCCGCGTGTGGTGCCATGCCCTGAAGATGCCAAGGTTCACAAGTGGTGGAGGACCGCCGCGCTTATCTTGGGCGTGTTCAGCTTGGCAATGTTCCTCCTGTACCGTTACCCACCTAATCGCAACAGAGAATGAGTGACGGACCAAAGACATACGACATCAGCACAATTGATGACCTTGCAAAGGTTGCCAATAGCGATAACGTTGGAAGGCTCATAACAGACCTTCACGGATGGCTATTGACCGTAATCGTTGCTCGACATCTTGCAGAGTTGGATGGAGTGAACCTTGATGACAATTTCAAGTGCGTGAACTTCCATTGGATAGACGATGGAAAGCACAACATACACACCGAAATAGTTGACCACGAATGACCTGCAACGAGCATCACATCATTTGCAAGGCCGTAGGCGATGGCTGGATCTGTACGGCCTGTGAGACGCGCTACATGCCAATGAGCGAACACGAGGCAAGGGTTGCCGAAGAAGTCGCCAAGTGGAAGGGCATTGTAAAGGGCGTTCACGGTGCGTTAAACGACATCGGAACGGTGACAGTGCCTGCAATGGATGCCGACCTGTATGATGCCGTCATGAGCATACACCTCGGCGGCTTGAGCGTGGATGATGCCGTCAAGGTCGCATATGACTGGTTTGAAGGGCCGGTTGATAATGGCCCGGGATCAGACTATGACAAGCTACGCGCTCGCCTAACCGCCAAAGCACAAGGCCAATGAAGATCACGATAGAACCCACGCATAAGGGCAAGGGGCCGGAAGCGCATCGCACGGTCACCGTTGAACAGCCGCACGACGACATGACCCTTGACGATGCACTGGACTTGGTAGCCGCTGCGCTGAAAGCATTTGGCTACCCCAGCGCATCCGTTGACGAAGCAATACCGCCACGATGAAAGACCGCGAAACCTTCATGCAATTCATCACCCGTGATAGCGGCTTCGGTCGCACCTCATGGGAGGCTGCGATACTGATCCACATCTTGGGCGTGGCATCGCTCACCATGGGCATCACCGAAAGCCCGTGGGCATTCCTTGGCCTTGTGGCACCCGTTACGCTGTGGATCGGCACATGGATGAACTACACGGGACGATGGAAGTGATAGCCGCCTGCATTCTTACCGCTGCCTTCGCCGTTTGGTGCGCGTGCGACGATGATCTACAAATCGCAATGAACAAGCCCGTAAAGCACGTTAGGCAGTGGCTACTGCGGGCATCCGTGGTGACGCTGCTGTGCGTGGTCATTGGTTTACCGTGGCTGGCCATTGGCTTGGCGGGGCTGTTTAGTGCCGTGTTCCGGTATGCGCTGAACAGGCTGCGCGGTCTATCGCCTTGGTACATGAGCGCATCGAACTATTACGATGCTTTCTTTTTGTTCTTGGTCAACGTCGGAACGGTTGAAGCAGAGGAATGGAATATCAACGGAGCTGGTCGCATCGCCTACGCCGTGGAGTTGGTCGTATTCGTTGCAGTGCTATTGATGCACGTCCTGTAGATCTTCGGAGGGGTGTTAGGGACGCGCAAGCCTCGGCAGGAATGTCGGGGCTTGTTGCTTTGGGGCGGGCATATACAACAAACATTCTGAAGAAAAAAATTGACAGGTCGTTTTTTTTTGCAACCTTTGACCCATCAACAACGAACAACGCCACTAACACACACAACCATGAGCAACACGAAGCACACCCCCGGACCTTGGACCCAGTACCGCGATAGCCGTGGCAATGTCCGCATCCAAGGCAATGTCCAAGGCGGTCCCGTAGCATTCATCGAAGAGATGAACAACACGGGCGGAACGGAACAGGACCACGCCAACGCCCGCCTTATTGCCGCAGCCCCGGATCTCCTTGCTGCCTGCCAAGAAATAATTGACGGGATGGTCGACGGAAAGAACAGCACAAACAAAAACGTGACCATGTACGCCATACAGATGGTGAAATCCGCCATCGCCAAGGCCACCGGAACCAACGCATAACATCCCCCACAATGGCACACCGCCCCGCAACCCGCTCTACGGCATACCCTCCAAACCCTCCCGCAAACTTTAACGACTGGTCCATGTCAATTCGCCAAGCCCTCCAACCCCTTAAGCCCGCCCAGCTGCCGGACGTGCAATACGATTACGCTACCCGCGAAATCTACATCCCCGGCCCCGGCGATACCTGCGAAACGCTAACCATTGCCGAAGCCTGCAAGCGGTTCGGGCTGGATATGCCGAACATGGACGTGATTGTATGTGCGAGCGCATGGGGGTACGATACCAAGGACATGGATATCGACGTAGCCTTTTGGGATGAAGATTGGGACAACATCAACGCCGAGGTGTGGAAAGGCGAGATGAGAGACCTGTGCTATTTTATCGCCATGAAACTTGCACAGATGGAAGGCACTTTGTAACATTGCACCACGAACAACAAACCAACAAACAACGAACGCCATGACAATCGAACAACTCCAGCAATTTGACAGCATCGTGAACGATGTGAAGGTTGACCACAACAAGTTCACCACTACTATCCCGTCCAAGATGGATGGCGTAGGCGTGAACACATTTACAGGCGATAGCGATACCGTTTGGCTCAATATCAAGTTGGGCGGATTTAACAACGTAGGGGCGTGCATGACCCCGGAGCAGGCCATGGCCGTAGCCGCCTCTTTGGTCGCTCAGGTGCTGCGGATTGCGAACGCTAAAGACGCTGAACAATGAGCCACAAACTGAACGCCGAAGAACTGGCAGCGAAGCGGTATCCAAATCCTACCGCTATGATACCGCAGCCCGATGGCACATTTTTGAACATTAACCACAGCGCAACGGCCTACGCCGCCGCTATCCGCGAAGTAGCCCAGCCCATCGCCGATGAGCGGGATGAGTTGCGGGAGGTGCTGAAGGATGCCAGTAAGCTGCTCTGGAAACAAGGTATGCGTCCGATACCTACCACAAAAGGGAACATGGATATGGCAATGTCATACGCCAACGAGCAAGGTCTTTTGCTGAAAAGCATTGATGCCATCCTCGCCAAATACCCCAAGCCATGAGCCTCACAGCCCGCTCCGAAGGATACGCCCGCCACATGGATGAGGTGATGCGTACCGATGACCGCGACTACGATTTGGAGTACCGCGAACACCTGTATTTGCAGACGGCAGACCCCAAGGATCGCCGTACATTGCAGGATGATGAACAACCCGAAAACCAACAACCAATGAGCAAATGATGAAACGCACGAACACCAATAAACGCAACGGCCGATTGCCGCAACGTGGCCTACCTGCCAAAACGTTGGTGGGTGGCAAGTTGAACATCGCCGAGTTCCATGCGATGAAAGAGGCAATGCGCGTTGCTGGTATCCCTACTAAGTCTTTGTTCATCGCATACGCTGTGCGTGCATTCGTTAAGGCCAATGGGATCGACATTCAGGACATTGACCCCGCGCAAACTTTTTTGCCTAAACCAGTAAAAACCAACGACAATGTGGAGCAACGAAAAGAAAGAAAGTAAGACCTACGAGCCGCACCCCGAAGGAACATTCATGGCCGTGTGCCGTGACATCTACGAGGTGCCCAACAAAAAGGCCGGACAGGTCAACAAGTACGGGAAGGTCGAACCGCCTACCAAAGTGCGTATCGAGTTCCTGACTGATGAACCCATCGAAATCAACGGCGATATGCTGCCGCGATTGGTATCGACGCAGTTCAATATCTCATGGAACGAAAAGAGCAGCCTGCGCGAGTTCGTAAGCAAGTGGAACCCTGCGATGGGCAAGCTGGATGCGGTGGACCCTGACAAGCTGATCGGCATGGGTGCTTACCTGACCGTTACGCAGAGCAAGGACGCGACCGACCCTACGCGCACTTGGTCGAACATCAACGGCATTGCGCCCCCGCCCAAGGGCGCAACTATCCCGGCCATCCCTACCGACTTTGTGCGGAGGAAGGACCGCCCGGCAGACGGGACCGCTACGGCACCAGCCCCGCAAAAGGCCGCGCCAAGTGCGCCCGTAGCGGAGGAGCCGAACGACTTGCCTTGGTAACATGGACACGGCCACGGATGATATGATCTGGGGCTTAATTAGGCGGCTGCAAGGGGCGGAGGGGAACAACCTCTCCCCCCGCGCAGTGGCCAGACTTCACCAGATCATCGACGAATACCAGCCGGACGCATTCCCGGACACCGAAAGCCAAACGGCACAGGCCAAGTGGATTGCCCAACGAATTGAACGCGAACCGTGAAACTCTACATCCACAAAGACGAACACGGCAAGTGGCACGGCAAGGCGCTTAGGGCAGCTCTCGATGCCTGTGAGCCGGGGCAGTACGCCGTAGAAATCAAACGCCACAGCGGGCGAAAGACAGCCCCGCAAAACGACTTTCTCCATGTGCTGTGCCGGGTAGCTGCAAATGAGATGAACGCGGCTGGCCTTGGCGATGGCAAGGCATACACGGTGGACAGCGTGAAGGAACTTCTAAAGCGAGTGGGGGTATATCCTTTGGTGGATTGCGTTTTGCCCGGTGGCGAAATCATACAAGTGCCGAAGCGCACGCGGGATCTTGACAAGGAGGAAACGCAGATCACTATTGACCGGGCGCTGGCATGGTTTGCGGAATACGGCATTATCACCACGATGCCGGGTGAGCAGATGGAGATGATCCCGGGCTAACCGTTCGTCACAAAGTTTGGCGGGGTTTGCGTATGTCGAAAATTATCTTGACATTTGACCCATCAACGAACAACAACACGCCATGAACACCGCCACCTACACCACCAGCATCAACAGCATGGGTACCTACTACACCGTATCAATCGAGAACTACGTAGATGCTGTCTGCGGTTCCGATGAATACTATATGCGCTCTGTGTTTTGTGTGTTTGGCAAGCACTTTATGAACGAAGCTGATGCAAAGTCCTTTGCTGCAAGTAAGCAAGTTCAGAAGATGGTCAAAATAGCTAACGCATGACCTACACCATCCGCATCCTTTACGGCGCTGCCTGTGCATGGCTGCGACAGGCCGAACACCGAATGAACGCCGCGCTGGGGCCATTCCTCTGCCCGCGTAGGTATTGAACACGAACCACTAACACGAACGAAGATGAGCGACACGAAAGAGAAAGATGGCGGACCAGCATATCCGTCTACATATGACTTAGCCCCGAACTATGGCACAGGTCAGTTTTTCGGAATGTCCCTGCGCGACTATTTCGCGGCCAAGGCGATGGCTGGCTGTTTGGCCGCGTGGTATGCTATGGATGGCAATCAGCAAAGTGCGCAAAGAAAAGTGTGGTATAGTGAATATGATGAAGAGCTATCGGTCAATGATTGTATTTCGGCTGATGCCTATGCCTTGGCCGATGCCATGCTGAAGGCCCGCGAACAATAACAGCGAACTCCCGTATAGTCCAAGGGTAGAGACGGTGACGCGGTGACCTGCAATACACAACGCTGGGTTTATGACGCCGATGTTACAGGTGCGGGTTCGACCCCCGCTGCGGGAACAAATCAAAACAACACGAACATGACTAAGCAAGAGTGGCTGCAAAAAATTGACGAACTGGCAAACGCTTGTCGTTCATTTCAGGGCGAATATGCAATGGATGAAACAGACAACTTGCCCGAACCGATTGAAGAGATATGGAACCTTTGCGAAGACATTGTAATGTGGAGCGAAGGCGGATGGAGGACTAAGTGGTAATAGCATTGACAACGAACGAATGACACAACTATCAATTGACGGCGAGCCAACGGACAACCCGCGCCTAATGACCCGCGAAGAGCGGGAAGAACACAAGCGCCTCCTACGCCGCGAGACCGAAGCCCGTGCCGAATGGCGCAAGTATCTCAAAGGGAAAGAGGATGCGAACGCCCGGCATCGTGAACAGACCCGAAAGGCTAACGCCGCATGGCGGAAGGCACGGGGCATCTTTAACCACCGCGAAAGTTCCTGCTGGCTAATCGGCGGAACTGAGCGCCCAAAATACGAGCAATGGCCCTAACAGCAGACCTCCGCACCCACGTACTTGACGGCATTTCTAAAGGCTTCGAGGCGTTCGGGTATAAGATGACCCCCGATGACATCACCGGGAAGGACAGGCAAAGGGTTTACATCAAGGCACGGCGGATAGCGTGCTACATCCTACGCAACAGCTACCACCACGATGTTACCAGCATCGGCAACGCCCTGAACATTGACCACAGCACGGTCACGTATCATTGCAAAACCGCCGACCATGAGTTAGAAATGTACTTCGACATGGCCGAACTTTACAGGCGTTCGGTGGCGTACATCGGCTGCAACATTCCGACATGGATAACGCTATGCACGGAGCCTAAGAAGTTCATTCCGGCACCAACTCCACGGGCAAGCAACCGGGTCAGCAACCCTGAGAGAAAAGGGGAATGGGTTAAGCCGATGCACTGGAACCAGAAGAAGAAGGCTGACCTTGCTTTGTGGCGTAAATATCAGGGGCTGTGACCGTAGCCGCGTGGATATGGAAGGCCCGCAAGGACTGCAAACGCTGCCAAGGCTTCGGGCTGTATGCCGATGAACGGCAACAAGTGGACGGGAGAAGGGTGGCGATCAGTCCGCAGGCGATAGCGAACGGGGAGCGGACGGTGGTATGCCCACGATGCGGGGCAAACGCCAATCCGAAAAAAGGTTAGGAAGTGAACGAACCGGGTGCTATACTTGCGCCCACAAACAACACGAACGCATGAACTACGATGACTTCATAGACGGCAAGCGGCACAAGCCGTCAAGCCACGGCATAGAGCCGTGGTATATCCCCGATGGGATGTTCGACTACCAACGCTATGTGAGTGAATACGCCATCCGCAAAGGGCGGTGCGCGGTGTTCCTTGATACTGGGTTGGGTAAGACGCTTATCGAACTGACCACGGCGGTAAACTTTAGGAAGCACACGGGCAAGCCTGTGTTGATCCTTACCCCGTTGGCGGTGGCGTTTCAGTTCATCAAAGAGGCTGAAAAGTTCGGTATCACGGACATCCAATACAGCAAGGACGGCAAGCACGATGCCGGGATAGTGGTCTGCAATTACGAGCGGCTGGACAAGTTCAGCGCGGATGACTTTGGCGCTGTGATACTTGACGAAAGCAGCATCCTAAAGAACTTCGACGGGGCTATCAAGTCGCAGGTGACGAGCTTTATGAAGCGGGTGAAATATCGCTTCCTGTTCACGGCCACGCCAAGCCCTAACGACTTTATCGAGCTGGGCACAAGTTCGGAGGCGCTGGGGTACATGGGCTATATGGATATGCTGGGCAAGTTCTTTACCAACAACGAAGACACCATTTCGCCGCAGGCCATAGGCACGAAGTGGATGCTAAAGGGACACGCCGAAACCGCGTTCTTTGAGTGGGTTAGTTCGTGGAGCGTATCCATGCGCAAGCCGTCCGACCTTGGATTTAGCGACGAACGCCACATCTTGCCAGCGCTGAACCTTGTCCACCATTCGGTAAAGAACGAAGAGAACCTTGTGGTGGACGGTCAGATACAACTATTCAACCAAATTGCACGGCGCTTAACGGAGGTTCGTTCTGAGCAAAAGCTAACGACCACAAAGCGATGCGAAAGGGCTGTTGAGCTGGTACATGGCCACGATAGTTCTGTCTACTGGTGCAACTTCAACGGTGAAGGCGACCTACTGGAAGAGTTGGACAAAGATGCGCGACAGGTCAAAGGGTCCATGAACATCGAACGCAAAGAGGAGCTTCTATTAGCGTTCAGTTCGGGCGAACTCAAGCGGCTAATTACGAAACCGAAGATTACCGCCTTCGGCCTTAACTGGCAGCACTGCGCACATACGGTGTTCTTTCCGACGTTCAGTTATGAGCAGTATTACCAAGCCATCCGCCGCTTTTGGCGCTTTGGCCAAACGCGCCCGGTAACCGTTGACCTTGTTTACAGCGATGGCCAGCAACGCGTAATGGATAGCCTTATCGCCAAGGCTGAAAAGGCCGCTGAACTATTTGACAAGCTCAACGCATCCATCAACGCCGATTACCACAATTCGGTAAAGGAGTTCAACAAGCCCGTCACGCTTCCGTCTTTCCTTCAACAAACTCAACACGCCTGAACAATGGTTAAGCAACAACTGATTACCGATGACTTCGCTATCTACAATAGCGATTGTATGTACGTCCTGCCAACACTGCCGGACAAGTCGATTGACCTAAGCGTGTACAGCCCGCCGTTCGCAGGTCTGTACAATTACAGCAGCTCGGAGAATGACTTTAGCAACTGCGAAAGCAAAGAGCAGTTCATGGAGCAATATGAGTTCCTGATTGCTCAGATTGCGCGGGTCACAAAGCCGGGGCGCATTACCGCCGTTCATTGCACGGATGTGATGAACAGCAAGACGGAGGAGCTTTGGGACTTCCCGCACGAGATCATCCGCCTGCACGAAAAGCACGGGTTCGCGTATCGTAACCGGGTGACCATTTGGAAAGAGCCGCTGAAGGTGCGGATGCGTACAATGGTGCGGAGCCTGATGCACAAGTTGATCGTAGAGGATAGCACGGAATGCTTTACGGCAATGCCTGACTATATGCTGATATTCAAGCGTGCTGGCGAAAACGAAGTTCCCGTAACGCACCCGACAGGGCTAAAGCACTACGCAGGGGCTACGCCTATACTGCCCATGATGAAGGACAAGTACGGCACCTTTGAGCAGCTTCGCGCAAAGTACAAGGATCACAAGGATCCGAAGACCAACAAGCTATCGCACATCATTTGGCAGCGGTACGCTTCGAGCGTATGGGATGACATCCGTATTGACAACGTGCTGAAGTTCAAAGAGGCGCGTGAAGAGGACGACGAAAAGCACGTTCACCCTTTGCAGCTTGACGTGATCGACCGCATCGTGGAGCTTTACAGCAATCCCGGCGAAACGGTCCTGACCCCGTTCATGGGTGTAGGTTCGGAGGTTTACAGCCCCGTCAGCATGGGCCGCAAGGCCATCGGCATCGAGCTAAAGGATAGCTACTTTAAGCAGGCTATCCGCAACCTCAAGGAAGTGAAGAGCCGCTTTGATGGCGAGGGTGATCCTATGCTGAACTTCGATGCGGAAGAGGTCGAACTTGACACCGAAGAGGCATGACCTGCCCATGCTGCAAAAGCGACCAAGTGGTGACGCGTTGGCTATCCACTATCATCGGCTACGTGTGCAAGGCGTGTGGTCATAAGTGGCTTGTGTAGTATCTTTGCAAGGTCGCCGGGAACGGTGGCCGCTGAGTGCAGCAGCGATGAAGTCGAACCAACTTACCCGCCCCTCATGGGCATCTGAACAGGGCTGCACTCCCTGCGAAGGTGAACATGGG